CTTGTCGGCCTCTTCTGACCGCAAACCGAACGCCGCCGCCTTGCCTTGACCTTCCGTCAGCGGCTTGGCGACATCCTCAAGCCCAGGAATCTGCACGGCCCGCGTGCCATCCTCAGACCACGCATACCCCGGCGGCAATGACGGACGCTTGCCCATCTGTGCCGCTCGCTGCTTCTCCTGGATGTCGAGCGCGCCAGACTGGATGCCTTGCTGAGCAGCCATCAGACTGAGGTTTTCTTTTTGTCGCTGCCGGCTTGCTGCTCCATCCACGCCAAAATCCACGCGCTGGCCGTTGATGATCGCCGCCAGCGGATCGCCTTTGATGCGATACCCGCGGCCCGCTCCGGCAATCTCGATTGGATTGGCATAGTCTGCCTGATACGATGCGCCGGGCGCTTGCGACTGGAACGAGTAGGTTGCCCCGGTGTCGTTGTTGCGCAGCGTGTTGTCCGGCAATGCCGGTCTTGCTGGCGCCTGTTGCCCTGCCGAAACGAGATCACGAATCGTCATCAGGCGTGCAATGCGATCCTCTGGCATCACTTCTACCATGTGCTCGTCCTCCCCGGATTAAGGTATCCCGTTCGCACGGCATTGGTTGCCGCCAGTTCGTTGGTTGCCAGCTTGTCCCGGTTGCCTGCTATCAGCGCACTAAGCGCCGTTCCTGTACGATTCTGCCAGTCTGAGGCCGCATTGGACTGCTCCTGATTCGCCAGCCCCATGCGGCCCAGGTTGTATTGGTTCTGCTGCCCGGTCAGCGCGCCGAGCCTGCTGATCTCGTTGCCGTATTCCTGACTGGCTGCGCCTTGGCCATAGTTCGTCAGCGCCGCGAGCGTGTTGCCGCTGCGCAGCATGCCCTTGGCTGCCGCCGAACGTTCAAGCGCCTGCTGGCCCTCATTGAACCGGAAACGATAAGCGTTCGTATTCGCTATCGCATCCGGGTTGCTCATCAGCTCCTGCAGGCGCTGCTCATACGGATTTGTCAGCGGCACAGTGCTGGCGCCGCCTGACTGCTGTCGCTCGCCGAGCAGCGCCTTCAGTTGCCCGACGTAATCGGTATTGCCGCCGATGGTCGCCGGATTCGATACCTGCTGCGCCATGCCCTGCGCCTGCAGATTGCTGGCTAGCATGCCCGCTGGCATGGTCTGCGTGATGCCATTGATCATGCGCCGGTAGTTGCCGTCTGGCTGCAGCTCCCATCCGCCAGCGCCAGCTTGTGACATGCCCGGATTGTCTCGCATCTGCCTGTCCTGCATCAGTTGCCGCTGCCAGTCGGCCTCGCGCTGCAGTTGCGCCGAGTAGTCTGCCGTGCTCATTGTGTATCCCTCATCATCAGCCCTTTGCCACATCCAATTCGAGCGCGGCCACCTGCACAGCAGATTCGCCGACGTGCATCAGTTCAAAGCTTCTCCGGCGAAACGACCCGCACCTCCGCAACCGCGCATTCTCTGCGCCAAGATCAACGGCCCGGCACCTTGAGTTGGTCGCGTAGTCGTCATCTGACCACCGCACCATTGCCGTGCCGCCCTGCTTGAGTCCGACGACGCGCAGCGATGCCAGCGATTTCGGCTGCTCGTCGCCGTTGTCAAGCTTGCCGGTGCGAGCGCGAAAAAAGACCGGCGCCCCGTTGTCTAGCGTCTCGTCTGCGGAGATTTCGCACAGTTCGCCGGTCGTTTCGTGCAACACCAGATCACGCCCTGACGCGGCCACATAGCGCGAATATTTGAAATAGCTCTCGTCGTAGCCAGTGGCGACAATCGTCCCCGTAGCGGGGCTTGTCGTGGCTGCTGGCACGTCAAACGCGAGCGTGTTGGCGGTCATGTATCGCACCTGCTGCAGCCCGTTGTAGGCACTCTGATCGGCTCCGGATATCACGACAGGAGCGCCGTCTGACCGTCCGTGCGATGCCCACGTGATCGTCGCCACACCGCCAGCCTGCGCAATGGTGCATGACTCTGGCGCACGTGCAGTCAGGCTAGTCCATCTCGCCCAGGTGCCGCTGGTGGCGTCATACGCCAGCGTTACGCCGGTATCGCGCAGGCCCAGGACGTAGAAGCTATGCCCGGCAATCTTGACGCCATACGAATACACATCATCGAGCGCGTCGGCAGCGAGGATGCGATCCACATCCGGCGTGCTGATTTTGGTCTGCTCAAGCCCTGCCATGCGATGCACTGCCGGCCCTTGCTGGCGCGCGCGGCTTACCCAATAGATCGTTTCGTCAAGCGCTGCGACCGATTCTCCGGACGCGCAGCCGACCAGCGTAAAGGCGCTGAGCACTGGTTCAAGCGGAGAGCCTGGAGAGTTCGCGTTATTGTAGAAAAACTCAGTGCTCCACTCTTTGAGCGCAATCACATAGCTCTGCGATTTTGCCAGCGCCACGCCTGCGCCAGGCTCTTTCTCTGCCGTGATAATGTCGAGCGCATCCCACGTTGTCGGATCGTTCAGCGCCGAGTTGTAAATCACGGCATTGGTGTCCATGACAAAGAAATACGAGTCGAGATAGACAATCCCCGGAACAGTTGTGCGCCCACACTTGATTGTAATCGTCCCGGTCGCCGGAGTTGCCGGAGTGCCGGTAACGGTATAGGTGAAATGCGTTGAGTCCGTCACGCTGATCACAAAATCGCCGTTGTATTCCGTCTCTGCTGCGCCCGCCACGGTTGCCGTTGCGCCAGATTCCCAATTGACTGCAGAAGGCAGGGTAACTGTAGCCGTCGAACCGGACCGCGTGATGCTCGTCGGCGTCACCGTGCTCCAGCCCGGATAATCAGCGTCTGTTATTTTCGTCAGCACGTTATTCTCGAAGTTGAAAGCATCATACGCCGATTTAAAGAATATTCCAGTGAGCGATTCAGCAGCATTATATTGCATCATGTCGAATGGCTGGCCGGCGACTGTGACGGATAATGCGTAAGTCGTCATAGTTCGACCCAATAATCCATTGACTTGCTGCCGGTGGCCGGAGAAACAGCAGGAACGCCACTCAGCGTGAAATACAGATAACCGTCATTCGGATTCGATATGTCACGCGAGGCGTAAAACGTCCCGTTATATTCCGGTTGATCGCATCCTGAAATCGTAATCAGCGCCGTGACGGACTCAAGAGATAATGGCAGATCGGCTCTAGATATTCTGCCGACTGCGCCCGTTGAAAGCGCTGAGAATGATGTCTTGGTTTTCTTCTTGCATACGATGCCGATAATGTCATTTGGCACTGAATACATGCCCGTCCATACTCCTGATCCTGCTGGCCAGTCAGCAGGGTATGTGATCGCGTCGTCGTGCGTCTGCGTGTCCTGCTTGATGCGACCATAGCCGAATTCCTCGACATAGGTATATCCGGTTCCGAATATCTTGGAATTGACAGCCCATGTTTCGCTACTGTCATAAAGCGTTTTCAGCCCCGGAGAAATAGCAGCGATCGTGACTTCTACAAACGTCTTCGCCGCCGCCGCTTTTGACCCTGCCTGAGCACCAATCAGGTTTGACGGATCGGTTGCCGATGGCGTATCGGATAGGCCAATTGTTGCTGTTCCTCGCCACCGATCAGACGTTGGCGGTGTTACGCTCCAGTAGTCGTCACCCGGACCCGGCGGTGTTGGCGGGTTATCGATCATGGCGTAATAGCCGCTGACCAGATCGCCGATCAGAGACGGCGTAACAGGAACAGCGTCGAATGCACTGAACGTGTCATCGTAGATAAGATACGGCAGACTGCCGCCGGCGCCTTGAATCGGCGTCGTGTAGTCGTATCCCGTTGTCACACACCCCGGACGTTTGCGCACGCACGTTTCTTTTTTGGCCGGATATGCGCTGTTCTTTGCCGCCAGCGGTCCTGCCTTGACCTCTACAAACGCATTTGTCAGGCGCGCGTCTTTGTCTGGCGCACCGATGCGCGCGCGCAGGTCCGTAGCCAGATCAAGGCGCATAGACCCAGGCTTCCTTGTTGCTTTTGATCATCAGCACGTCGCCGCTGGTTTGCGATGTCATCGGCAAATCAACGTAGATCGGAGACAGTGCATCGGTGTCCGTGATGGCAAACGGCGATACCGTGATCGTTGATAGCTCGTCACCGGCAACGGATATCGCTTTGCCGGCGATGCTGGCGAGCAGTTGCCCGTCGCCTGCCGTGACTGTTCCGAGTTCAGCACATCCGGCCCGCTTGATCGCCGCAGAATCCTTGCCGACGATCTCCGCGAAGGCATTGGTCAGCAGCGCATCAGCATCAAGCGTGCCGTCGCGTGATTCAAGGTCGGCGGCTATCGGAAATCGCATGGTGCGTCAAACGTCCGCCAAGAAATCAGCATACGAGCATCCGCCACCGCCCGTTAGCGTCGTGTCGAAGCTCGCAAACGCCGGCTGGATGTTGCGTGCCTTGATCAGCCCCATCGCCTCGTCTGCGTTGCGCATCACAATGGGCGATGGCGTCTTGCCGAATTCAGGCGCCAGTTCGACGGCCAGCGCATACCGCAACGCACGCTCGTATCCTGGAGGAAATGACAGCGACGTGGAAACGCTCGCCAGCGCTGTAAATGCCTCGTCATGAACCAGCGTGATGGTCAGCGCAGTGTCTGGCACAGGCACGACATACACCCGCCCGTCAGGGTATGCCGGATCGTAGTAAATGCTTTCTGGAACGGACGATTCGAGCGTTTTGTTCGGCTCTGAGGCATATTCCGAATCGGTCAGCACGCGCAGCCCGTAGTCATAGCCGTCGATTGTGACGTAGGCTTCCGCGATGGCTGTCGGGCGCGCGCCGTCCCACTCTTCGCCGGCGCCGATCACATAACTGGCCTGTGACGCGGCAGTGACATACGGCGAAAACTCGCGCCGATAGACCGCCAGGCCCTGGATGCTCCAAGAGTCCAGCAGTTGATTGAGCACGGCGAGCGCATCGGTCTGCTCGTCAGTCGTCGGCGCCTCTCCGGATTCCACGGCCTCGATCAGGCGCATGGACCCGGTAATCAACTGCAGTGCGGTTGTCATTAGCTGAGCAGCACGACAGCGCGCGCAGGCGTCAGCAGGCCGTCATTGACAAGCTGCTCGATAACCGGAGTGGCTTCGGACATCGAGAACCCAACATCGGACGAAACCGGGATCAACGCGACGGACAGGCCTGCGGTCGATTCGGCATTCGCAAGTGCAGCAGCAAAGATTCCCGCCTTTTCTTCCTGCGTCAGTTGCGCCGTGATCTCGCGTGCCACTTTGTAAACCTCTGGCGGGTAGTTGCGGTCAGAGCCGGTGCGCGCTTCCCACTGCGGTTCGTTTGAAAACCAGCGGATGTTACAGGACGGGTCGCCGCCGTCAGCGATGACGACAGCGCGGGCTTCGGCTTCGGTGTAGTAACGGGTAATTGGCATGACAATTGCTCCTGTTATGCGAGAATGGCGGTTGATCGTGCGCTGGTAATCAGCCCGAGCGTGACCAGTCGAGCCATGATGGTGGCGACCTCTGGATTATCCAAGTCGATGATTTGCTGCTCTTTTGTGCTCAGCTTGAGCAACGCGTACTTGATCTGAGCGTCGCTTGACGACACGACAGCCAGCATTTCGGCAGCCGTGAATCGATCCCGAAACGCCTCCGTAGTGATGATGCGCTGCGACACTGCAGGAGGAGCATCAACGCCGGTATAGACGCGGATGATCTGCTCTGCGGGGATGACATGCACGTGTGCAGGATTACCGGCGAGGACTGCAGCAGCGCGGGCGGACTCGGCGTCGGCTTCGCGGGTTGGCCCGGAAAAGGTTAGTTTTGCCATTGACTATGCTCCGTAGGTAACTGATACGT